TCAATTTTCCAAATTGGCTGTTCGTGCAAACCAGTTCCAGGGTTTGTATCTCCCTCATCTATTTGCTGTAAGCCTACGATAATTTTGCTCATGATCTATTTTTCTAATACCTCCTTTCTTTTCTTGTTCTGCTAATTTGTATTTAATTTTAGGCCAAAGGATTTTGACCAACGGGTTGTTCATATCATTACGACCGAACAAAGTTATATTTAAGTGATTACACATAATATCAAACTCTGTCTTGTCCAAATCAATTCTTATATATGCTCTTTTCATTCTAAATTCTCCTTACAAGATAATTTATCCCATAAAGATAAGAATTGCAATACTATTCTTTGTCAGGAAGTTCAACAAAATCAGCATCTTCTATGTTAATGCTAAATTGTTTTTCTATTTCTTTAAGTTTTTCTTCTACTTCAACTTTAGATAATTGATCAATAGATCCTGTCAATATTTCTTTTCTATCAATATAAAGTCCTGCTGCCTGGCCTCTGGACTTTTCAGCTGCAACTGCAGCGGCCCAATTTCCTGACTCTTCAGCTCCTCTGGACAAATCATCCAGGCGTTTTATATGTCTTGAGTAACTAACTTTATACTTCTCTTGCCATTCTCTACGTAATCTTTCTATCTCGTCTACAACTTGAGGAAACATCTTTGGATTTTGTAAGTTGGAAGCTTGTTGTTTGCAGGCCTTTTCAGAGTAACCTGCTTCTTTGGCACAATCAGAAGCTGACATTCTATCACCTTTACTGACAATGAGGGTAGCAAACTTGATTTGCTTAGGCGTCAATTTATTCATATAGTTGTATATACAATATATATATTTAAAAATAAATCTTTTATTTCTTGTGCAAGGCATGATAGTAAACCTTTGTTCTACGTAGAAGCGGTTACCTGAGTTACCTGGTCCATGAGCCGTAAGTAACCAATAAGTAACCGATAAAACATAGTAAATACAGTAGGTTACTTCAAAAGTTACCTCGGTTACCTCATTTTCAGAAAAAAACACAAAAAGAAAAAACAAAATAATTTCTATGCAACTATAAGGTAAAAAAATACTTCTATAAAACTCGTTTTTAGTATAATATTTTGTTGTTATAACAATCAATCAACAAGGATAAGACATGTCAAAAACTAAAGCAGTCAAAGAAACCTTTAAAAAGGTAACAGGTGTATTTCCATTTGTAGGATCCAAAAAGAAAGCTCCTTCAAATAAAAAAACATCTGAATTTGTCTCTAGAAGAATGAAACTAGCTCCTAAACCTAAACGTTTAGCAGAAGAATTAGGAGTAACTGTAGGATTTCTCAAAAAAGCTTTTGAGAAAGCTAGAGAAGCCAAAGTCAAACCAAAAAAACCCACACCTTTTAAACGTAAATCAATGAATGAAATCAAAGGCGTAAGGCCGTTGAGCAGAGTAAACGTTAAAAAGAAATCCTAGGAGGAAAACAAAATGCCAAAAGGAACATCACCAAAAACAAGAAAAGATAGAATGAATAAAAATAAAGCAATGGATACAATGAAAGCAGGAGCAGCAGGACTAGCAGGTGCTCTAGCTAAAATAAAAGCTCTTGAAGAAAGAATTAAAAAAATGAAAACCATGTCTCCAGGCGAAAGAAAAGCTAGAACAGGTTCTGCCATAAAGCGTTTCAATACTGACAATATGCCAGGACTACCAAAAAAACCAGGAATGTCTAATTTTAGAAGAAGAAGAAAAATGCTATCTGAAGCAACGCCTATGGGAAATAAAAAAAGGCAGAGATAATGGCACCTAAACCAAAAAAATTAACAAAGACTAAAATTAAAGTCAAAGTTATAAAAGGACCTAAGCTCGGTATGTCACCTGGTGATCTTAAAGCTAGGATAGGAAAAAGCACCATAGGAGAACCGCAATTACCTGGTAGACTTAAAAAACCTAAAAAACCAAACATACCAAAACGATCTCCTACTAAAAAACCTAAAAAACCAAATTTACGACCTCCTACTAGTAAGTTTACACCAAAGCGCCCACCAAGAGTAAGGAGAGGAATGTAAAAATGCCAAATAGAGAAGGAATAGCACAAGAAATAAAACGGTTAGAAGAGATGTTAAGAAATCTTAAACCAAAACGCACGGGGCCTAAAATACGAAGACCTGTAAAAACAAAACCTAATGCACCTGGTGGAAGTAAACCTAAAAGGAAAAAATTTTTAAAAAGTGGTCCAATTCCTAGAAGTTAGTAATGCCTATCTCTAGACTACAAATGCCTAAACAATTAAAAGGTAATAGAAGCAAGAAACTGAAAAAACAAGCAGCAACAGCCATTGCTATGAAAAAACGTGGTATAAAGCCAAAAACTAAGTGAAGATACCTAAATTACCTGAATACGTTGAAATGGGGCCTTTTAAAGTCCATTTAAAGCTCGTGAGCCACGAATTTGCATACGAGGTGAGTGAACAACAAGGCTCTTTTCATTCTAAACCACCCATGACTATTGTCTTAGATGAGAATATTATGGCCATGGAAAACGAATCAACACTCAACGTCCTGGTCCACGAGCTGTTTCACTTGTGCTACTATCAATATGAACT